ACTAACATTTGTTACGAAATCTAAAGCAGCTCTATTGAATCCTGCTGGGGCAAACCACGGGTATGCAATACTATCGTTATATGCCAAAGCTCCCATTACTGCAACCGATGATGGAACTCTAACCAGCCTATTATTAAATTCATCATTAATCGTGACGTCTGGAAAGTATGTAGCTGAATAATTGCTATCTAGCGCTCGTCCGTCCAGGGCCTCTGCAGTTTTTTCCACGCTTGGTGCTACAGAGGTTCCATCAAACAATCTATTCTGATTTGCATCATACGATGGTAAATCCATTACATAGAATCCCTTGCTATAGCTAGAAAGTCTATTCTGCACAAAATCAGTCAGAGCACTATCTCTAATTCCGGGTATTACGAGTATGTTAACCCTAGATGCCATGGGATCGGTTAAAATACTAGCAGCAGCTCTGTATGATGCAACTGTAGAGTTTGCAGGACCGGTTCCAAAGTCATTTTCAGAGCTCAGCCCTATATCTAGCGTGCCGCCCACAGCATATCCACCTAGGTCTGAAGATGAAGCTTTATCATCCATCTTTGCCATATTAGCATTAAGAATATTGACTCCGTCGAATCCACCATACATAAAGTTTGTAAATTTTGTAAAGTTTGAGAATCTATTAAAGTACACAGAAGATGTTATTGCTGCCAGTGATGCAAATGTCATTCTATCTCTGTTTGCAATATTATCCCTAACAGTATAATTGCTAGGATTCACGATACCATTTCTAATATAAGCTGTCTCTAATATATGCTCTTTTGCTGACCCTGTTATCACACTAGTTGCTGTTGTGGAAAGATCTGTAATAAAGGCATTCGATAATGCAACTCGCGCCATGGTGAATTTATTGTTATTAAAGGCATCTGCCCCCGATCCTGTCACAAGATTATCTAGACCATATATTCCCAAGAATCTCGCGTATCCCTTAAAAAGATCATTAATCTCACTTGACACATTGGGATTAAATATCGGATCTGGAAGATCAGCCTCTCTAGGGATTCGTGTAAATTTAGCTCCCCAGTAATATCTTGCGTCAACCCTCTCATTCCCACCTGGATTTCCGATATATGGAAGGGCAGTTGTTCCCACAGCCCCCCTGGTAACTTTAAACCTAAACGGAACGGGAGGAAGAATCGACCCTGTTAAAGAGCCAGCGAGATTTTGTGATTGCACCCCTATTCCGGTAGCTCCATAGAAGTTACCAGATACGAAAGTTAATCTTCTACTAGTTAATCCTCCAGCTCCACCTCTAATGCTAACTGTCGATCTATCTGTTAGTGTGTCGCTTGTCTTAAGCGCAGGAAATCCTCTAAATCCAAACGGAAGTGAATCCTTTGGAACCTCTCCCTCCTCAAGGGCAAGTGCCATAACTACTCTAACGCGAGATGATATGTTTGGATATTTTCCCTTTACAAGAACCTTTCTCTCATCAGCGGACTCTGCGTCAAAGTTATAATATGCCTTAAAGTCACCTATCTTCTTAGCTATGTAATTACTATCATTGGGATTAAGTGTGCAAAGAGAGTATTGCTCTAAAATTTTAGGAGATGTGTCCGTATCTCCAAATGCCCTAACCTCTACTGTAAATGTTCCATATGGGTCAGTGGGATTCGATGATTTTTTAACATTGCTAATGGATATCTTATAGCTCTCATTAGCAACTGTTCCATCAGATATGCACTCAAAGTGAAAGAGATCAAATTCCGTATTTCCGTAAGGCTGTGAGATAAAGCTAGTTGTTCTTGGAGCTGCGTATCTCGTATCAAACCTTCCATAAGCATCTATAAACGGCAACGATGAAATACCAGAACCTTCTGACGATAAAGCTGATCCAGACATCAGCGCAACAGATCCAGATTGAATCATAGTGCCGCCTGGAACGTTAGAGACAACTGCCACCTCTGTCTCAACTGGGAAGTGTGCATAGAGCAGATGTTGATCAACTTGGAATCTCTCAGGATCTGTATTCAATATCTTTGAAATATAATTATCTGATACAGGGTTGAGAGAGGCAGTGTATATTCTTATTCCGGGAAATCCATCATCACTGGCGAATGCGGAGCCAGCCGTAGATGATAAAACCAATTTAAACTGACCCAAAGAATCCACAGTTGCTAAATCTGCCTGAACAGATGGGAAGGGACCCCAGCTTGCGCTATTCATGCACAAAATTTGAAATCTTGATCCAGTAGATGTAAAAAGCATCCCTCTAACTAGATTTATTGTTCCGTCTCCGGAAGGAACATTAAAACTATCATTATCAGAAAATACTGGAAATCCTATTGGTTCCCCACTAGCAGAAACCCAATGTCGAGCTGCTATAAATTGAACTGCACCCTGATGCCTGTTATCAGTCACCGTCGCGACTGTAGTGTTAGCTTTAGTTCCAATAATCTTGAATCCTGCACTCTTAACAATTCCAGCTGCCCTTGTATTTGCTATGTCAGTTGCTGTCTCATTAGATCCAGCACCAAGAACTCTTACATAGGTTACAGCTGTTCTGTGCTTTAAAAATTCTCTCACAGCATAGGGTCCAAACTTCTTAGGATCTAAAGAGCCAAATTTTCTTTCAAAGTCTGCGAAGGAACCCACTGTGACAGGAACAAACGCCGGGCCCATTTGAGCAGTTCCCACAACTCCCGCTGGGACACCCACAACCTCACTTTCTCTTTGTGAAAGGTCGATCTCTCGCTCAAAAAACCCAGGTGATCTGAATGTTTGTTCGGCCATTTATAAAATCTCCCGTGTAATCCTCTACACCATATAACTATCGCTTAAACTGGCAAAAATCCTCAATCAGATGCAGTATCTAGAGTAGTTTGTAGATCAACAGTTATTCTAGAACTGGCAACAGTTTCTCCTGATCGTTGGTTTCTTGTCAGAATTCTAACGTATCTCTTTGTCTCCTTGCCTGTAAAGGGATCAACCGTTACATCCAGAAGTCTCTCACTTCCCTGTCCTCGCTCGCTGGGAGTCTCTCCATATTTGTTTAAATTTTCAACATCACTCAGGACAAATTTATCATAATCAACAACAGTCTCTGGTGATCTATCTTCTGTAATCACCTGCGTGCTAGTCTGAATATACCCAAATTCAATCTGCGGAGCTGAATAAAACTTTCTAAATGGTACTCTCTGTCCATCATGTACGGGAGCTAGCATATATGTCGGAATCATCATTGTAAATGAATACTTAATGATTCTCTCATCTTGTGAGAAATCAGCAAAATTATCCTGATTATTGAGAGGACTCTTAAGATATGCGACATACTTGTGGCCAGTTTTTGATTCTATTTGAAATCCGTAATCCTGTCCATCAAACTGAGAGAATAGGATCTCTATCATCTGATTCATCTGTTGCATATATTGCGTCCAGAAGACTATTTCGTATGTTATTGTCATAAATGACGGATACGGAAGTGTTATTATCTCAAAAATATTATCTCCAAGATCGCTTCTAAGAAGATCTCCATTAGGATCATCCATAAATGATAAATTAGTTAGATTCCTTCTAGACGCTAATCTTCCAGATTTTGCAATATTTCCTGGGAATGTATCCGATCGGGCAAAGTTTGCCCTAGAGGCAACGTTGTGCTGATTTTTTAACCTTAGTTTGTTAACAATCTTCTGATAATTTCTATCTTTTTTATCAATCCGCTTTCTAACAATATAGTTCTGTTGATCTCTATATGCTATAGGAGTTCCGTATCCTCCTTGTGAGGCTGATGTATCTATACCGGTTCTATGAATTGATATTACTGGAAGGATAAGTGCATTATTTCTATCTCTAATGGCCCTTTTTCTCCTAGTTAGAGCAAATCTCTCACCAGTTGAAAATACTACTGGAACCTTTTCTGACTGATTGTCTATTTTTACCTGAAAAGGAATTTCCTTATCAAATAAGTTAAAAAGTGCTCTATCTACAGACTCTATGTCTGCAGACGGTAGATTAAAATCATCTGGGGATGGAAGATCATCCCTATCATCAAGTCCTCTCTTTACCATTTTCTATCACTCGTCATAAAAAGACGATCCTCCCTTTTGACCTCTTTCTGTAACTTCTTTTACACCAGATATTG